ACTATACATCTGGTCCTCGTCAGCGTCTGCAGCCCGGTGGTGCGATCATTATCGTAATGACAAGATGGCACAAGCGTGATCTGACGGGGCAGATTCTTAAATCTTCTGCTCAAAGAGAAGGAACAGATGATTGGGAAGTAATAGAGTTTCCAGCTATTTTGCCTTCAGGCAAAAGTTTGTGGCAAGAGTTTTGGGATATAAAAGAATTAGAAAAGCTTAAAGCAGAACTGCCTATAGCTAAATGGTCTGCTCAGTACCAACAAGACCCTACATCAGAGGGTGCTGCTATTATCAAAAGAGAGTGGTGGAAAGTATGGGAAGAAGATGAGCCACCTGAATGCGAGTTTATTATACAGTCATGGGATACTGCGTTTTTAAAAACACAGCGTTCAGACTTTTCTGCGTGTACCACATGGGGTGTTTTCTATAGACCAGACGATGATGGGATCACACAACCACAAGTTATATTATTGGATGCTCACAAAGAAAGACTAGAGTTTCCAGATTTAAAAAAGAAAGCTTTTGAGATGTACAATGAATGGCAACCTGATGCTTTTATCGTTGAGGGTAAAGCTGCTGGTATGCCATTGATATTTGAATTGAGACAAATGGGCATACCTGTGTCAGAATATACTCCAAGCAGAGGTAATGATAAGATAGCTAGGGTTAATGCTGTGGCTGATCTATTTGCATCTGGTATTGTTTGGGCACCTGATAGAAGAAGTGGTAGAAGAATTTGCTTCGTTTCCAGCAGGTAGCCATGACGATTTGGTTGATTCATCAACCCAAGCTTTAATTAGATTTAGACAAGGTGGATTTATACCTCTATCTTCAGACGAAGAAGAAGAATACTTCCCACCCAGAGAAGCAAATTATTATTAGGAGATTAGATGGCAGAGAAACCATTACAGACCCCAGAAAAAATTGTTGAAGATTCTCCTTTAGAAGTTGTAGTAACCAACCCAGATGAGGTTGCACTACTAACTGAAGATGGTGGAATGATTATTGATTTTGAAGAAGGCTCTGAGTTCGGTACAGAAAATTTTGACGATAACATCGCAGAGTTTATGGATGAATCAGACCTTGAGGAATTAGCAAATGAACTTGTGGGCTATTACAATTCAGACAAAGAATCTAGAAAAGACTGGGAAGAAACTTATACAAAAGGTTTAGATCAGTTAGGTTTAAAAATTGAAGATAGAACTTTGCCTTGGCAGGGTGCTTGTGGTGTATTTCATCCATTGCTAACTGAATCAGTTGTAAGATTCCAAGCTGAAACTATTACAGAATTGTTTCCAGCAAAAGGACCTGTGGATACTAAGATTGTTTCAGACATAGATCAAGATACTCAAGATCAATCTACTAGAGTTAAAGATTACCTTAACTACTTGTTAACAGACAAGATGAGTGAGTACAGAACAGAAACTGAAAAGATGTTATTTAATTTACCATTAGCTGGTTCTGCGTTTAGAAAAATTTATTATGATCCTGCTTTAGAAAGACCAGCCAGTATGTTTGTACCTGCTGAAGATTTTGTTGTGAGTTATGGTGCATCTGATCTTACTACTTGTGATAGATCAACTCATGTAATGAAAAAAAGTACGAATGATATTCGTAAGTTACAGGTAATAGGATTTTATAGAGATGTAGAGCTACAAACTCCATCTGCTGATTACTCTAATATACAAAGTAAGTATGATGAATTAACAGGCGATAGATCGTCTTATGACTTTGATCAAAGGCATATATTGTTAGAAATGCAGATTGATCTAGACTTAGAAGGATTTGAAGACAGGAAAGATGGTGAGCCTACAGGCATAGCATTGCCTTATGTAATCACACTTGACTATCAATCAGGAACTATTCTATCTATCAGAAGAAACTTTTTAGAAGATGATCCGTTAAAGAAAAGAAGACAACACTATGTTCATTATCAATACCTACCCGGAATGGGATTCTATGGATTTGGTTTGGTGCATTTGATTGGTGGCATAGCAAAATCAGCTACAAGTTTATTAAGACAGTTAGTAGATGCAGGAACTCTTTCCAATCTACCCGGTGGTTTAAAATCTAGAGGATTAAGAATTAAAGGAGATGATACTCCAATTATGCCCGGTGAGTTTAGAGATGTAGATGTACCCGGTGGTGCAATTAAAGATAACATTACATTCTTACCATACAAAGAACCATCAGGAACTTTGTATCAATTACTACAAAATTTAGTAGAAGAAGGCAGAAGGTTTGCATCGTTAGCAGATATGAAAGTATCTGATATGAATAATCAAGCACCTGTTGGAACTACTCTTGCTTTACTAGAAAGATCATTAAAAGTTATAGGATCAGTACAAGCTAGAATTCATAACTCTATGAAACATGAGTTAAGAATATTATCTAGAATTATTTTTGATTATGGTCCAACAGAATATCCTTATAATATTAAAGGCAAAGAATTACTGAAAGAAGATTTTGATGGAAGAATAGATGTAGTACCAGTGTCTGATCCGAATGCAGCAACGAAAGCACAAAGAATTATGCAGTATCAAGCTGCATTGCAACTTTCTCAACAAGCACCACAAATGTATAACATGGAAGAACTGCATAGACAGATGCTTGATGTGTTAGGCATTAAAGATGCAGATAAGATTGTTCCACTCAAATCAGAGATATTACCAGCAGACCCTGTATCAGAAAATATGAATCTATTAAACAGCAAACCTGTTAAAGCATTTATGTATCAAGACCACGAAGCACATATTAAAGTACATATGGCTGCAATGAGTGATCCTAAGATGAGAGAAATGGTAGGGCAAAGTCCAAATGCAAACTCTATACTTGCTGCCTTTACTGCTCACATTACAGAACATATAGCATTTCAATATAGAAAAGAAATTGAAAAACAGATGGGTGCTCCATTGCCACCACCTGATGAGCCATTGCCAGAAGATATTGAATTGCGTTTATCACAGTTGGTATCAGAAGCTGCTGAAAGAGTATTGGCTGATAGTCAAGCTGAAGTAAGACAAAAAGAAGTACAGGAGAAAATGGAAGACCCTGTTATTCAGCAAAGAGAAAAAGAACTTGAGATCAGAGCATCAGAAGTACAAAGAAAAATGCAAACAGATGCAGAAAAAATTGCAGCAGATTTACAGAAGTCAAAAGCAAATCAAGAGATCGAAAGACAAAGAATTGCATCTCAAGAAAGAATCGCTGGTGCAAAAATTGGATTTGATGCTGCAAGTGACAATGCAAAATTGTCTAGCCAAGAAACTTTAGAAGGTGTTAAGATAGGAAAAGAAATTGTAGAAACACTTTTTGATGATAAAAAATAATGAGTGCATCACAAGAAAATATAGTTGAAGCGTTACAGAAAAAAATAAGAGAACGCATGAACGAACACGCAGACCACTTGAGTACAGGTGGCTGTCAGAATTTTGAAGAATACAGACACATGACAGGTATTGTGGCTGGATTAGCATTAGCAGAGAGAGATTTAATTGATCTGTTAGAAATAGCAACACGCCAATAATGGTGCAAGGACCTAGACCTTATCTAGAGCAAGGAGATAAAAATGACGAAACCTGCAAAAAAAATTGAAAACAAAGACGAAGAAATTCGCAAAGCAAAACAACTACCTGTACCTAAAGGGTACAAACTATTAATAGCTTTACCAGAAATAGAAGAAACAACTAAGGGTGGCATCATAAAAGCCAGTCAAACAATGAGGGTCGAAGAAGTCGGTTCGATTTGTGGTTTCGTTATTAACATGGGGCAAGACTGTTACAAAGACGAAAAAAGATTTCCAAATGGTCCTTACTGCAAAGAAGGAGATTGGATTATCATGCGTTCTTATTCAGGCACAAGATTTAAAGTGCATGGAAAAGAATTTCGTTTAATCAATGACGATAGCGTAGAAGCTGTTGTTGAAGACCCAAGAGGCATAGTTAAGGTAGTATAATGACAGAACAAAATCAAGCCGCAAATCAAGAAGTTACATCTGAAGAATTTGTAACTGAAACAGCACAACCAGAAAAAACTTCGAGAGAAGAACAATTTTTTGGTCATACAACAACTATTGGAACAACACCTGAAGAAAGAGCAATTAATACTTCTAAAAAATCTACAGAAGAATCTGATGATTTAGAAATTGAAATAATAGACGATAGACCTATAGCAGATAGAAAAACTCCCAGAGTAAAAACTACTGCTACTGATGATGAAGATATAGAATCTGAAATCGAAGGTGTTGATGAGCAAGTTAAAAAAAGAATTAACAGACTCAAATATGAATTTCACGAAGAAAGAAGGGCAAAAGAAGCCACAGAAAAAGTTAGAGAAGAAGCAATAACTTATGCACAAAAAGTGCAAGAAGAAAATAAAAGACTTGCAGCTTTAATCGGCAAAGGTGAAGAAGCCCTATTAGGTCAAA